ACAGAAAAGGATTAAGCCTTACTGTTTGCAATCCCGCTGAAGTTGTTCTTCTTGACGAAGGTCAGGATCCTGCTGAACTTTGTCTCAAGCAGTTCCTTTGGCTTGTGACTGATGACGAACACATTCGTATCAGCATCAATCCCCTTGAGGATATCAAGGAATGATTCACAGGCTGCATCGTCTAGGCTTCCATCAAGCACCTCATCAAGAATCAGGAGATTGGTTGACACAGAGTTCTTCATCTGTGCAATCGTTCTCCATGCAAACAGCAGAGCCAAGTCAATCTTCTTCTTCTCTCCCTCGCTGAACGAGGCATAAGTGAAGGAGTCGCGGTGACGGCTCAAGATGGTTTCATTGAACTCCTCATCCAAGTTGAAGTTCACGAACAGACCCATCTGCGTAAGGTATTGGTTGATTACCTTGTTGATGATGGGGATGTAGTGCTTGATGATTCGGCTCTTGATGCCGCTGTCCTTCAGTAGGGTTGCAGCAATGCCATAGTAGTGCTGCGTATCAAGGATGTCCTTGCGACCAGTAATCCCGTCTTCCTCTTCCTTCGTAAGTGCAGCCAAGGCTTCCTGCTCCTTGGTATCGTCCTTCTTGCTACTCTTGGACTCCTGCAACTTCTGCTTGGTCTTCTCAATGAACTTTCGGTGACCAGAGAGATCGGACTTGCGCTCCTGAATCGCACCTTCGGTTACCTTCAATACACGAATGACCCCTGCGATCTTCTCCAAGCGATTGTTGGTGTCATAGAGCGATGTATTGATGTCGCTGATAGCCTTTTCAATCTCCTGCTTCTTGGTATTCAGGGTGGCTACCATCTTGTCCTTGAAGTCTTGCTCAATGTGCTGTGTGCAAGTAGGACAGGTATCGTTCTTCTCGTAGAAGTCCACGCTTGAGTTCAGGTTCTTGGTCTTGCTGTTCAACTGCCGCTGAACGGACTCAAGATTGTTCTTGGTCTTGTCAACCGTTTCCTTGTCATCAATTTCGCCAAGGTGCAGTTCAATCTTCTCGCGCAGCACGGAGATCTCTTCATCAAGGACAACAGCCTTCTCCTCTGCTTCCTTGATCTCTTCTTCATACTTCTGCGTCAAGTCCCGCTCGTCCTTGGAGCGGTCTTCAATATACTTCTTCTGAAGCGAGATGCGTTCCCTGATGACGGACAACTTGCTTTCAACTTCCGTCAGTTCTTCGCGGCTTTGGGATACCTTGCCCTTGAGCAGGGTGTTCATGGTGCTGAACACATTGATGTCAAGGATCGTTTCCACGATTGCCCTGCGCTCGGCAGCAGCCAGTCGCATGAACGGCACATAGTTTGCAGAACCAAGAATGATGACCTGACAGAAGGACTTGTAGGTCATTCGCAGGATCTGTTCCTCAAACATCCGCTGATAGTCCTTGCTCTTGGCATCCTGATCTATCAACTTGGCGTTCTTGTAGACCTCAAAGACCTTTGGCGACAAGCCACGAATGACCTTGTATTCGTCTTGCCCGATTGAAAACTCAATCTCAACCACGCAATCCTTCTGATTGATCGTGTTGACCAACTGCGGGATGTTGATGTTGCGATAGGGCTTTCCAAAGAGAACAAAGCACAGGGCATCCAGCATCGTGGACTTTCCTGCACCGTTCTCCCCACAGATCAGGGTTGTGTCTGTCTTGACTAGATCAATCTCCGTGAAATATTGCCCTGTAGAGAGCAGATTTCGCCATCTCAATTTCTTGAACTTAATCATGTATACAATCGCTCCCTACAGGGACAATACTCACGGTAAAGATCACTTATTCCAAGGCAACTTGGGCGAAACCCACTTCCACAGCGGTACGCCGATCACCGCACCTGCGATGAAAACGACTACCGTGTAGAAGAAAGTTCCAAGGGCGTTTTGAATGACTTCCATTGGAGCCTCCTTTCTTTATGTTGTTAGTTTGAGTCCTGCGGATACAGTCTCAATCTTCTTTGATGGCACGACGAGACCCGAAACGAATCCCGTGTTGTATTCGTTGAGCAGCGACTCCTGCGGAGCAACGATGAAGTTCACGCCGCGAGTGGTGATGCCGTTCTCTGCATCGGTATATGGTAGCCACGGAACGAGAGCCAACTTGCCCTGTCCTGCGGGAATGAGAATTGCAGGATTCTTGTTGGTGACCATGCCGTTGGCATAATCATCATTGACGATCTGTGCAATGAGTTGTTCGCCGCCCTGAAGTCCGACTAGTTTGATAGGTAGTGACATGATAACAATGCTCCTTAAGCGTAAAGTGATTCTAGATACAGGTCTTTGAGAATGGTTTTCAGTTTGTTCGGATTGTTGACCTTGAGTTGGTCAATCTCGTTGTTGATGATGGACAGGGTGTCCTGCGCTACATCAACTTGCTCCGTCAGCGTGATTCCCATCTCCTTGTCTTCAATCACCGTGGCTCCATAGACACCCAAGTTGGTCAAGCGATCAATCAGGGCATCAAACATCACGGGATTGTTCTTCTTCCGAACGACCACACGAACGAAAGTGTGCTTGTATTTATCCAAGTCACAGGTGGTGTAGTCGGTCTTCTCGTCATCGTAAACGAGTTGTGTAAAAATGGTCAGCGGGTTGCGAATGAACTCAAGCGTCCGATTCTCGGTATCAAACACATGGAATCCCTTTGGCTCGTTGAGATCAGCGAATGTGATCTGATACGGAGTGCCAAGATAGTTCACATTCCCGCGACTGTGCTTTTGGTGGAAGTGACCGCTGAAGACTGCTTCAAAGTCCTTGAAGATGGCAGGATCCATTCCGTCTTCATGCTTCACTCCACGCATGACTTCGTAGCCCGTGAGTTCCAAGTGACCCATGAGGAAGGGAACCTTGTCCTTCGCAGCCTTCTCAATGAATGCCATGCACTCATCATTGTTGTCCTTCGTGATCCACGGCACGAAAGCAATCTTCACGCCATCAAACTCAAGAACCGTTGGCTGCTCCAAGAGACCATCACCGAAATCGTTTTGGAACAACTCGCGCATGGAGTTGACCTGATTTGTGTTCTTGAAGTAGACATCATGGTTGCCAAGGATTGCATACACCTTGTGCTTGGCTACGAGTGGCTGAATGAAACGCTTTCGCACTTCGTTCAGCGTGGCGAAGTTGATGAACTTGCGCCGATCAAGCAGATCGCCAAGATGGAACACCGTATCAATCTTGTGCTTCGCCAAGTATGGCATGAACACTTCGTCCGTGAACTTGAAGAAGTGGTGCAGGAAGATCGGGGAATCCGACCTTGCGCCAAAGTGCGTGTCGTTGATGATGGCGATTTTCATTGCGTAGAGTGTATCACTCGTCCATGAACCCGTCAAGCACATTGTTGGCAGTTTTGCTCGTCTTGCGCTTGCGCTTCTTTTTGAGTTTGCTCTTCTTCTCTTTGTTGAAGTTCGCCATGTCGGTTTCTGAAAGTCCGATGATCTCGGCTATCTCCTCTGGCGTAGTTTCAACTTTGCCGTCTTCCATCCAGTTTCTAAACTTGCCCGTTGGATCGTTGTCCTCAAAGCACTTCAACTTGATGTAGAGTTGCTTCTTCTCCTTCTGTATGCGCCGCAGGAAGGCGTAGAAGGTGATCTGCGTAAAGAAGGCGAAAGGGTTCTTGGACTTCTTGGGATCAAAGTTCGTGGCATACATGATGCAGTTCTCCACCGCATCCCCGATCATCTCATCTTTGAAACTGTAATTTGCAAAGTTGGGCTTCTTGGCTAGGTTGTTTGCGATGTCCAAGAAGCATTGCCCGATGTAATCCGTTACGCCTGGTGGCTTTGTGCCTTCCTTCTTGGCTCGGTTTACTGTCTTGCGGTGCTGCGTTATCTCTTCCAAGAATCTTTTGTTGTCTATGTAATGGCTCTTCTTACTCATCATTATCTCCACATGAATTTGCGCTAATCCAGAATAATTTTTGGTCGGTTCGTCAGTCACACCATAAATACCGGTGTCCAGTATGAAATGAAAGGTTCTATAGTTACCTTAAGTAGGTTCTAGAACCGTATACGAGGGTTACCTTCCCACCACGGTAGTCCGTCATCCTCGTCATCTTCATCCCCCTCATCTTGCTCTTCCTCTTCGTTGGTTGGTTCAGCAGTATACCCACCTTCTGCTGTCTTGTCATCTTCTTCAGGCAACTCTGCTGGAGGAAACGGTGCTTGCTTGATGTATTCCTGCATCACCTGTTGCAACTCATCCTGTGCCTTCTGAAGATCCGAATGAATCTTTGCCTCAATGTAGTCTGCATACATCTTCGTATCAGGTTCAGCCGTTGTAAGGACGATATCCTTCGGAACGACAAAGTATGTATCGTTCGTGTAATCAATCCAATCCTTGAGGTATACCCCTACCTTGTTCACCTTGCCGTTTCTGTCTGTAGCAGGAACGGAGATGATTGTCATCGGGCGTTCAAGGATCAAGTCTGTGCCGATACCCTGTATCGTTGCAATCAGAGTTTCCCCGTTACGCAAACGAATGATCTTCGTGATCGGTGCGGAGCCATCCTTTGAAAACTGCGTCATAGAACCTCCTTAATGGGGATCTTTACCATCTTGTAATCAAACGACTCTTCGTTGTAGATCTTCACTCTTTCAATGAAGTGCTTCAGCGTATGGTTCTTCTTTGACTTCCAATGCAAGTCATCTGCAATGTCATAGAGCCTAGCCTTGTCCTTGCGCTCCGACTTGCGAAGTTGTCTACCGATGCTCTGCAAGACACGAATGCGACTCTTGGATGGAGAAGCAAAGATGATGTTTCGCAGAGACCGAATGTTGATACCTGTTGAGAATGTGCCGTAGGAAGCAACGATGATG